TTTTCTTTTTGTTCATTACTTTCTTTTTTGTTTTTTTCATTGGTTTGTCCTTGTACCCTGCTCCCATTTTCTTTTTCCTTATCAGACATTAAAAATTTGTTCGCATTTTTGTATTCGCAAACACCCTACATCAATTATAAAGTAACTATAGTTGGTTTTGTTCTTACTGTCATCTATTTTTTCAGCTTCATAAAACTCAAAACCAAATTGTAATCCCATAAAAAAATGCCATGACCACATAGTAACTCCTAGTTTTGATTTAAATAATCTAATTCTTTTTTTCTTCTTGTTTTGTAAGCATCACCAAAATCAGCTAAATTTTTCTTTGCGTCATCCCAACTGTTAGTAGTAACTTGTTCCCAAAAATTAGGGGTTTTAGTTTCTAAATTACCATATTGAAATGCTACGGAAGCAATAGGTGTTGCTTTATTTTTTGGTAATAACTCAAAATCAGTACCTGTTGTTTCTTTCCATTGTTTTTTTAATTTATTTATAGTTGTTTTTTTAGCAAACTCATTGACTATTTGTGCTTGATCATTAGTAAGAGTTAAAGGATCTTTTTCTAATTTTTTAACAGCAGCTTCTTTTTTTAACCCTAAATATGGTTTTAATGCTATCTGTATATCTTTAGGCAATCCTACCAAATCTTGTTCATTCCTTTGTCCTATATCAAATCCAGAAGCAATGGTTACGCCAGATTTTCCAAGTACACCATCTTTATCTTTTGGAACATACCCTTTAAGTTTAAAACCTTCTAGCTCTTCTATAAAATCAAAATCTATATTGCTATTTGGATCAACACTATCTGATGGTTGAGCAGCTAACAAACCATTACTATTAGGTTTTGTGGCTACATTAGAAGCAAGTAATCCACCTATAAATTGTGGTATTTCTTTTAATTGTTCTAATAAACCATTCATTTAGTTTGCCTTTGCTAGTTGTCCGCCAAAGTAGAACTCTATAATAAGAGTTGCCCATTGAAATATTTCATCAAATTTATATAAACCTTTTACTGTTTCAAAGGTAGTGGTATCGCCTATACTAAATAACCCTAAAAAACTCCATCCTTCATGTGTTACAGGGATGATAGTTTCTACATCTAATAGTCCTGCTAGTGGGTATATTGCTACTAACGCTAGTATTACAATAATTAAGAATCGTCTATTCCATGCTGCCATTTTAGACTCTTTACTTGCGGCTTCTCTAGCGGTATCTATTTGTAATTTTTTAGCAGACATAGCTTGCAGCATTAAACTCTGCTGATCATGTGCTTGTTTAGATTTGATTGCTAGTAGTTTAGCAAAGAATCCTAATGCTATAGGGATAATATGTGTAAAAATTGTTGTCATTTTATTCCGCAAAAAATTTGGGTACTGGGGTTTTCTAATCTATTCCAGTAACTACTTTGATATTAATGGGTGCACCCCCCTCTCCTGTTAGTTCTGTAGTATTTTTTTCTGACCATTGAGCACGAGTCTTAAGCCAGAAGATCATAGAGGATGTATCTCCTTGTTTAGCTTTCTCAAACAATGTTCCTGCAACAGCAGCGTTAGCTTCTATACGACCTTTCTCTAATTCTACCTTGTAATACTTGGTAAGCGTATCGTGAGATATATTAAGCATAAGGGCGATGTCTTCATACCTAGTTCCTACTATAGACATTTGCGTAACCTGCTGTGCGGTATGCGGGGTTTTAAGGTGTGGCGGTCTTCCTACTTTGCGAACCTGAGATTTTTTATTATTTGCTAGATCAATTTTAAAATCAACCTTTCCCGCATCGATAATATTATTTTCTTTTTTCATATTTATTTATTTAATTGTTAAAAGTATTTGACATTGTTTAATATAGTATGTTAAAGTTATCTTACATTAATTAAAAAGGATCAATATCATGAGTATTTATTTTAATAAAAAGCAATTGAAAGAAATTTATATTTTATCTACAGAAAGACATAACAGAATTATAAAAAATTCTAAAAATCAAGATGAAGATGAGTATGAAGATTATATGAATTATTATTCTAATGATCTTAATATCTTAGAGTCTATTATAAATAAAACTAATAAAATTACATCATATTAATTATATAAGGATCAATATCATGAGTAACTTAGAAAAGCTTTTAATAGTACTAACTATTTTAAATATTCCCTTTCTTTATCTAATATTAGAGGGAAAAATATTTCCTGTAGGTATTTAATAAATATTATAACGCTTATTAAATACGATTAATTACTAACTCATTGAATTTAAAAGGATTAAATAAAATGAAATTATTATCAATTGATACTAATGCAAAGACATCAAAAAATACTAAATACGGATATTTAACAGGTATTCAATATTTAGCACCTTATAAAACTAGCGGTGTAAATCTTTGTCCTATGGCAGAGAAAGCGGGTTGTATAGATTCATGCTTATATTATTCAGGGCGTGGAAAGTTTAAAAATGTACAATCTGCACGCCTAGAACGAACCAAATTATATTTAAATAATCAGGCTAAATATTTCAATCAATTAATAAAAGAAATAAAAGCACTTGAGAAAAAAGCTCTTAAATTAAACTTGAAACCATTAATAAGGTTAAATGGTACAAGTGACATTAAATTTGAAAATATAGGTTTTGTTTTTGAAAACAAATATTATCGCAATATATTTGAATTATTCCCAAATATCCAATTTATGGATTATACAAAAATTCCTAATAGATATAAATCAAATAATGTATTTGGTAACTTTCCATTTCCTAAAAATTATGATCTTACATTCTCATATTCTGGAAAGCCTGATTTTCAAAAGTACAATAAAAGAGCAATTGATCAGGGAATGAGAATTGCTACAGTATTCGATAAGGTTGAATCAATACCCGTTAAATTTCATAATCGCAAAGTTTTAAGCGGTGACGATAACGACCTTACATTCACTAAGCCTAAAAACTCAATCCTTGCATTATATGCAAAAGGATCTAAAAAAGAGATTCAATTGGGCTTAGATTCACAATTCATTATAAAAGGGGTTTAATTATGAAATTTTTTAACTATCAGGTAACTTGGTTGTCTTTTTGGGTTAAACCGCAAGTTTTTTTAGTAAATACTAAACAAGATGTTGATCATTTAATATTTCATGGAAAAGATCAACAATACAAAGTAAAAGTAGAAAAAGGAAAGTTTACTTTATAAAATAACTTAAAACTGTAATAATTAAAGCCTGTAATGATCCATTACGGGTTTTTTTTTATCTACTTGATACCTATATACCAAAAATTAAAAAAGACTCATGAAGAGCCTTATATAAATTTTAAGCGATATGATCCCTTAATACTCTAGATTATAAACTAATTTTATATATTTTTCAAGAGTATATAAAAAGAATGTTATATATTTTTAATAGATAAAATAATGGGCGTTTAAATTATGCAATGATAAAATCATTTATTAAGAATGCTCTTTTAAGAATGCTCTTTTAATAATAAATAATTTGAGGGAAATTTCTTAAGGTCAAAAGCATTTATCTATAAAGAATGAAGATTTTATCATGATTCAAAAAAGTTTCCTAGTCTATATCTATAAAATGAATAAGCAATTGATCTGCTATAAATAAAATAAATCACGCAAACAATCTTGATAAGTAAAATAAATTGTACAATTAATTTAACTTGTATTAGTATTTTTCATGAAGTAAAAACTTATTAACAATATAAGGAATAACAATGGTTACATACGCAATTATAGATAGAAACGCAAAGCATGGTGTACCAAACGATGAATTAATACATATATCCAATAATAAAAAGGATATTGATCTTAATTATCAGAAATATATAAACAGAAAATTCATACCAATATATTGGAATAAAAAGAATGTCTTTATCTTTAAAAAGGAGAATGAAGATGAGTAAACAAGGCGATATAGAAATTAAAGACATGAAGAACGGGTGTAAAAGTAATTCAGTTCCACTTACATCTGTTGGCGATTTAAAACGAGTGCTAAAACATTTTAGTGATGATACTCGGATTGAATTTTTTCTCGGTGATTGTGAGAGTTGGACTAATAAATATACACTCTCTATCGAGACTAATATGTATGAAGATATAGACGAGGGAACTACAGTAAATGATAACCCTTTATATCTTGCATTAGCAGTAGGTAACTTAGCTTTGCTAAATTATATTAGGTCTGACAATCCTGAACTACCTTGGATTGAAGATGTTAAAGATTTTATAGCTAACAAGGAGGTAGCGTAATGAAGATGAGTAAATCATTGTATACAAACGATTGGGAAACAACAGGTTGGGTATTCAATAAAGCACTAGACGAAGTAGAAGTACCTATAACAATTTATTATGATATTGAATATGATGATATTACATATCCTATTATAGATGCAACAGGTTATTACATTGATGATGATGGATATACACAAGACTATCTGCTATCAGATGATGAGGTTGATAGAGAATACGAACACATATTAGAAGCTATGCGAGATGATCCAAGAAATGAACCTGATTATTATATGGAGGAAGCGTGATGAAGATAACTGCATGGGAGTTAATAGCTTATGATGAAGATGGCAATGAGGTTGTTATGGACACTCACGATAATAAAACACATATACCTAATCATGTAGCAAATGTCATAGATGATTTTTTAACCGAAGAATTTGAGGAGAGTGAAGATGAGTAAATTAATAGGATATGGCGATACAGGAAGGAAATATAATAAAAATAAAATTGACAATAAACTTAAAAAACTAAGCAAAGAAATAAAAACTTTAACTAAAAAAATACAAACTAAACAAGAGTATCTTGATAGTATACAAGATCAACCTGATGATCATAAAGATGTACAGGATTGGATGGATATATTATCTGGAAATAATGTTCCAGATGCTAATCCGCATAACAAAGAGTTTGCACTTTTAGTGCGTAACGCAATTTTAAATAAGGAGAAATAAATGCAAGATCAAACACAACAAAAAGAATGGAGAAAAATTATTAATATTGAGGACATAACATTGGATTCTACATTAAATGCTTTGGAGGTAAACATACCTACCCTAGCAAAGAAACTGAATGTTACAAGGCAATGTTGTTGGCATTGGGGTAAGAATGAGATCCCACTAGGTCGCAAGTATCAGATAAGAGAAATGATATGGGAGAAATTAGAAGATGCTAGAGAAAGCTGAAATATTATCAAGGTTTGAAAAGGTTTATAAGTCAGGCGAAGATGAGTATCAATGTTTATGTCCTGCACATAATGATACATCTGCTAGTTTAGGTCTGAAGTTTAAAGAAGATAAACTGATTGGTAATTGTTTTGCTGGATGTTCATGGGAGGATGTTATAAAGAGTGCTGGATTATCTTGGGATGATGTCATGCCTAATAAACTAGATAATCAATGGAAACCTAAAAGCAGAATTAGGTTTAATCCATACGCAGTATTAAAAGCTATTAAGGATGATGTACTATTTCTTGCATTATGTAGTAAAGCATTAAACAACCATGAGCATTTAGCAGATGAAGATCAAAAGAAACTGTTAGCATTAACAGGAAAGTTAAGAGAAATATATGTCAACATTAAGTGATAAATTAAATAAGATGGTAATCAATGATAGCGAGATAGGAAACTATTTTGAGGAAAGAGATACCTCTGAACATACCAAGATCAGAAGAGCCAAAGATTATAGTCATGAGGTTATGGATTATTTTACGGAGGATGTACAAGGCGGTAGACCATTACCTTTTACCAAGTTTGATAATCTATTTAAAATAAGAAACCATGAGGTAAGTATTGTTACAGGATTTTCAGGACATGGTAAATCCGCATGGCTTAACTTTGTTATCTTACAATTTTTAAGAGAACATAAATGTTTAATTGGATCTTTTGAAATGCAACCAAGAGCTACGCTAGGCAGAATGTTGCAACAAACTAATAACTCATCTCCAACACAAGTAGCAATAGATAATTTTTTGCATGATGTAAATGATAATTTATTTCTTTATGATAGTGAGGGTGAAACATCTCCTGAAAAAGTATTAAGTGTTATTTATTATGCTAAAGAAAAATTAGGCGTAGAGGTTTTTGTTATAGATTCTCTTACTAAAGTAGGAATTAATTCTGATGATTATAATAAACAAAAAGAATTTATAAATAAACTTTGTGTGTGTGCAAGAGATATAGGTATACATATATTTTTGGTAGCACATAGTAGAAAAACAATGTCAGAGAATAATCAACCTAATAAATTTGATGTCATGGGATCATCAGACATTACTAATTTATGTGACAATGTTATATCTGTATTTCGCAATAAATCTAAAGAAAAAGATTTAGTGGATATGTCAGAAAAAACAGATGAAGAGATACAAAAAGTTATGAATAGCTATGACTGTTTTGTAGAAATAACTAAGCAAAGACATGGTGTAGGTTGGGAGGGTACAGTAGGTTTATACTTTGATCCTAAAACATTTAGATATAAGGAGTCAAGATTTGGAACAATCTAAAATAACTATAAATGAATTTTTAAAACAAATGAAAAAAACATTTGGTCAATTTGAATACAAAGCTACTAGCAAGGATGGTAGAGTATTTAAGTCTATTGGTTTTGATAAAGCTAATAAACATTTGACAAAATAAATTTACGAGAGTAAAGTAATACTTAGTAACATTTTTATTAACCTTTAAGAAGAAGGAAGATACCATGAGCAAATCAAATCAATATGCACTTGAATCTAGTATTCAAGACATAGAACAACAAGAACAACTCCACGAACTATACTCCGAGATAGAAAAAGCAGAAGAGCGTAAGCGTATTGAAGACTTACAACAAGCCTGTAGGGGTGAGTTTAATCTATTCGCAGAGATTAAAAAGTTTAACAAAATATATAAGGAATCACTATGAGTAAATATCAAGATTTAAGAAAGATAGATGTATCTGAACATACTGAATTGAAAGGTAGATTCACTTACCTTTCATGGAGTTGGGCAGTAGATACTTTATTGCAACATGATGAATCAGCAACATGGACTTATGCAGAGCCTATGACATTGCCTGATGGAAGTATGATGGTTTTCTGTACAGTAAAAGCGTTTGGAAAAGAAATGACTTCACAACTTGCAGTTATGGATAATAAAAACAAAGCCATCAAGAAACCTGATTCGCAAGATTTAAACACCGCTATGATGAGATGTTTAGCAAAAGCAATAGCTCTTCAAGGTCTTGGGCTTTACATTTATCAAGGCGAAGACCTCCCTGAAGTAGATGCTTTAGAGTATATAGAAAAGTTATATCAAGTAGATGGTATAGATGCTTGTAGAAAATACTTTAATAAACTTAAAAATACTGACAGAGAGTTATGTCAACCTTTTGTAGAAAGAATGATTGATCTACAAAAAGAGGAGGAAGCATAATGGAACAGAGAAGTGCTGAATGGTTTTCTGCTAGGTTAGGTAAGGTAACTGCAAGCATGGTTGATGTTGTAATAAGTGGATCTAAATTAGCAAAAGAAAAATATTTCTATCAGCTAATAACAGAAAGACTTACCAATAAAGTAACTCCCATGTATGTGACTGCTGCTATGCAACATGGCATTGATTATGAAGATGAAGCTAGGATAGAGTATGCTAATTTTAATAAGCTATTACTAGATAAGGATGTAAGGGAGGTAGGTTTTATAGATCATCCAAGCATAATTATGAGTGGTGCTAGTCCTGATGGGTTAGTACATAAGGATGGATTGATTGAAATAAAATGTGTTCAACCTATTACACATACTACTACACTAGCAACAGAAATAATTAATAAAAAATATATAAACCAAATGCAATGGCAGATGGCTTGTACAGGTAAGCAATGGTGTGACTTTGTATCATATCAACCTAGCTTTCCTAAAGCATATAAACTCTTTATTAAAAGAGTAGAAAGAGATGATGATTATATTGATCGTCTGGAAGTAAGTGTTGAAAACTTTTTAAAAGAAGTTGAAGATAAATTAAAAACCATTAAGGAGAAGTAAGTATGGCAGAGTATGATAATACCAATAGTTTTGTATTATTTCCAAATGACAAGGGAGATAATGATAAAAGACCTGACTTTACAGGTAGGGTAACGCTTGAGGGAGGTAAGGAAATGGATCTTAGTGCATGGAATAAAACTTCTGCAAGAGGTTTATCTTATATGCAAGGTCGCTTGAGTGAACCTCAAAAGCCAATCAATAACAACGGATCAAATGCTCCAAGAGAAACAGTATCTAAGGTTGCAGATGATATTCCGTTTTAATATAGGTTACATTGGCGTGTAGATACATTTGCTCTCAAGTGCAGTAGTTTGGAATAGGTCTGAATTATTGCGATGAGAACTTGGGAGTTGAATGTATTCATTTAATTTTAATAAAGGATATTTATGGAATATTTAAAAACAAAAACATTAATTATAATATTAGCAATTGCAATATTAGCTGGCATTCAATACTCAATATATCATTACAACCCAAGTAAGAATGGAGAAGATATAGTAACCATAGAAATAATTGGGGGTGGTCTGGAAGAAGAAGTATATGTTGATCCAAACATATATATAAATGATGAAAGTTTATTTCCATCTGATGAGATTACAACTCTTCCTGAAATAGAAAGTATTGATTCTGATTTAACTTTACCTCCATTAGAGGAGGTTTAGTTATGTCTGATAAAATAAATCCAGATCATTACAAGTTGGGAGGTATTGAAACCATAGAATATATGCAAGCCAAAATGAGTAAGGAAGAATTTTATGGTTATATAAAAGGCAACGCAATAAAATATATTAGTCGTGAAGGTTTAAAGTCTGAAAAACCTACAGATAGAATAGATGACTGTACCAAAACTATATGGTATCTTGAACAGATGATTAAAGTACATAAAGAAGAATTAGCAGTATTAGAAGCTAAAGTTAAAGAAGATGAATGGATAGACGATTCTTTGCATGACGAAGGTTGATTTAAAAAAAGCACACCTATGTAATGTTTGCGATAATAATTACGCCTGTTACCATGATGGCAAGTTATGGTGGTGTAGTTTAACCTCTGACATAGGCACATATAATATGAAGGGAGTTTGCAAGCATGACAAAGAAAAAAGAAAAAAAACCAGAGATAAAGATTGATTACTTTCATGTAGATGGATATAAACATAGCATTACATTTACACCTGATAGCAACGATACAAAGTATCAAATATTAAATGAACATACTACAAGGATTGTAGCGAAAGGAGTTTTTTAAACAGGAGGAATCACTATGATTGAGTATGCTTTTGTTATGGTAATAAGCACTAACCCTATAAAAGATGATTTTAAATATATAGGTAATTTTCAAAATTGTTTACAAGCAGAGCTTTATGTTTCATTGCATCATCCAAACAAAAAAGCTAGTAGATGTTTAATGAAAGATTATATACACTTACCAAAGGGTACAGTTATAAAAAACATAGACATGGCAACCAATACTATAAGGTATAGAGATGTGCATAACAGTTGTAAGTTAAGGAGGGATTGTAATGGGAAAGGGTAGCGGAAGAAGACCAAAAGAAGTAACTGATGAAGATCTAGAAGAAGCATGGAATAGAATATTTAATTCAAAACCAGCTTCCGATCAGTTTGAATTACATAAACAAAAAGTTGCTTGGAGAGATGAAATGGTAAAAGAAGATCATGAAAAATCAATAAAGGATAAGTCTGATGGCAGTATCACCGACACAAAGAACATTAAAGAGGTTAAGAAATAGTGGAGAGTACCCATTAGTTTCTATTGTAGAAAGATGGAACGCATTTGCCAAGATACGCCAAGACCTTTTTGGCATAATTGATCTATTAGCAGTAGACAGTAAAGGTAATACAGTTGGCATACAGGTTACAAGTTATAGCAACATTAGTGCCAGAGTAAAGAAGATGGAGGATAGTGATGCTATCTCTCATTTAAGGGATGCTAACTGGGTTATTATTGTAGAGGGATGGCATAAGAAAAACAATAAATGGGTTAGTAGGATAGTAGATATTAGTTAAGGAGATTAATATGGCGGAAGCATTATCAGCACAAACAAGTACCTATATATTTACATTTGATAATGGTGAAAAAATAAAACGAAAACAATTAGCTGATTTAATAATTAAGACAATTGGAGAAGACAAAAAACATACATCACAAATAGCAAATGAAATAGGCATGAATTATCAATCAGTATTTGCTGTTATCAGAACATTAGAAACTGCGGAAATATTAATTAGTGAGAAACACAATAGGCATAATATGTACAAACTCCCTATGAGATGTGGGTTGGATACAGTTTTTAATCATAAAAAAAATTTAGATAATTTTAAAATTAAAAGCAAAAAAATATGCAGATTAAAAGGTTAATGGTTCTTTTAGAAGATTGGTCTACATGGATGAAACATGATAGCCATAAACTTGGATACCCTAGTAAATCATTAGGCATTGCTAGTGGAGGAGAATCATCAGAAGCATTTGATGATATGGTAGGGGAAGCTGATAGTAAGAATACTAAAACTATGAATGCAATTATAAATAGTTTACCTAGAGAACAAAGAGAAGCAGTATATGCTAGGTGGTTAGGAAGTAAGAAGCCTATTTATTATGAGTTAAAGTTAGAGTTAGCTATGGATAACTTATTGACTATTGCAGATAGAAGAATATATGCTTAACAATACATTTAAAGAAGATCTTTCTATTGGTAAAATAATAGAAAAGCATGTTTTAAAAAACATACAAATAAAATATTCAAAAGCTCATTTAATAGAAGGGTATTGTAAAGAATATGATATATGGATTCCAGAAAAAAATATAGGAATTGAGGTAAAGTTTGATGCTAAAAGTAATTTTACTGGAAATATTGTAATTGAAATAGAAATGTTTAATAAACCTTCTGCGTTAATAACAACAAAAGCAGACTATTGGATTTTTTATGACAAGCATAAATTTGTTAGTATTAAAGTTATAGACATTTATAATTGTATTATTCAGAACAAATATCAATATACAATTTTTACTGGAAAGGGTGATGCTCAACCTAAAAAAGCATTTCTTATTAAAAAAAAATTATTATACAGTTATGGCAAAGATTTGGGGTGGGACAATCCCTTAATTAAATGGAGAAAAGCTCACCACGAGCTCACAGACAAGCTATGAAGAGTGTTTAATCATCCAAGTCTTGTATGTTCATATAAGCACTATCAATAATTAATTCTACAGATGATCCATCATCTAAATGTATTACCATAGTATCTTCGCCATGCACAATATCAACATTATCAATAGTCTTATCTAACATATGAAGAGCTATCAATTGTATTTCCATCTTGATCCTTTTTATATGGGTATAACCGACTTTGATTTTATTTTTTGTATGGGTTTGCTTGACTTGCTCCATTTGCCACATGACTGGCATTGATACCTTTGGTACATATTTGTCAGAGATATTTGTACTCCTCTCTTTTGTAAATGATGACTACCACAATTAGGACATACCATTTCCTCTGTTTCTAAATTGTGATTAGGATGTATTTTAATCCATCCTTGTAATTTATAATACACTTCTTCTGTTAGCTTTACATCTTGTATATTATATTTTTTCATTAACCTCCATGCTTTAGGATTTTTACTCATACATTCAATCCATAAAGGCATACCTTCATGA